CCTGAGTTTGCAATGTTTGCAGCATTATATGCTTGTTGTGCAAGTACATTTGCAGAATTTGCTTTATCAAAAGCAGCATTTGCTTGAGTGTATGATGCTGATGCAAAAGTTGAATTGGCAAAGCCTGTGATTGCAGTATTAGAGATTGCACTAATTCTACCATTAGCTGCAACAGTAATTGATGGCACATAAGTTGCATTACCATGTGTACCAGTTGTGATTGTAATAAAAGTATTATCGGTATTTGCTTTATCAAAAGCTGCCTGTGCAATAACATTGGCAGAGTTGGCCTTGTCATATGCACCTTGAGCAATTACATTTGCAGAATTTGCTTTATCGTATGCGCCTTGTGCGATAACATTGGCAGAGTTAGCCTTGTTAAAAGCACCATTCGCTTGAGTAAAAGCAACGGGACCAACATTGTCTACAAACAAATCAAGGTTTTGTAAACTCAATTGTTTTGTTGTATATGTTCCGCTACTCTTATCAACAACAACAAACGCAGTATTGGCTGCATTTGCATTAGGTGTTGTTAACTCTGGTAAGAGTGAAATCTTTGTTGTGGTTGTCATTTTTTTATTCTTATCCCTATGATTCTACCGTAATAACTAGTCCGTCTTCTGTACTGAATTCTAATGAACCCTCAGTTGAAACAGCGTTGTAAGCAGTATTTACAACAGCCATATCTTGTACATTTGCTGTATATGTAAAGGCACTAGTAACAGATAAATTCGTATTACTTATGATACTGTTGATGACCCTTATCTCTGAGTTTACTGCAATATAAGCACCAATTGTTATGAATCCAAGACTGTTTGCGACATTGAATTTTGTATTCATACCTGTCACATAAATGCTTGAGTTTGCAACATTTACTTTACCAGATAGTGTTTTAATAGTTTCTGGATAAACTAATGTCTCTACTGTTGCTTCAGATGAATCTAATAAATCCAATCTCTGCATCTCTGAATATACTTGGAATCCAGCAGGATGCATTAATTCTTTAAATATTTTCTTATATTTAGAGAACTCCACAGTAGAGGATAACAAATATGAGTAATCCATGTAGTAATTTCTACCTTGAATTTTTCTATCTGAAGAAGACAAAATACTATCTGAAGTAGTCCATCTTCCAGGAAATGATTGGTAAGTTTGTGATAATGTTGCATTTGCAGTTGCAGTACCGTCACCAAACAGAGACAAATCAACTAATGGAGTTGCGGTGAAACCTTCACCTGGATCGGTAACTGTAATCTCTTCAATTTCACCAGGTCTCTTTGTGCCAGATGCAATTAGATTTTCACCATCACCTAAGATACCAATCACCCTCACGGATGCACCAGCACCAGTAGATGAACTGATTACAGCAGTTGGTATTTTATCTTGTGTATAGCCTTGACCACCAATCAAATTAGTGTCCCATTTTCTGACAGCTCTATTTGTTTTGATTTCTGAGAATGTTGTATTGACATTTAATGAAGTATCAGATGCAATAGAAATTACTTTCTTGGTTTCATTACCAATCATAATTCTATCACCAACAATTAACTCAGTAGTGAACAATGTTCCTGTACCTGCAACCATAACATTAGATACGGAAGTTACACTTGCATTTCCTGTAATCTTTGAGGGTACAAATGCAACATTTGTAACTGCACCAATCGGTGATACATTGATAACTTCTGCAGCTGCACCTGTACCAAAAGACATTGATTTAGATGTAAAGATTATCTCATCACCTTTTACATAACCTGAACCACCATTATCGATAACTAATTTGCCTAATGAACCATAAGTGTCAATATAAACTGTTGTTGGATTTATAGTGTTTGCAGTCAATGGTGAAATTGTCAGAGTAGCTGGTTCTGCATTTAATGTTGGTACTGTAGCAACAACTGCATTTGCAGTAAGAATAGAAATACTTGCAATCTCACCAATTGAAGTGTAAGATGCATTAGACATAGCTCTCATAATTGGAGTGCTAATGTAAGTATTACCTGTTGTTGAAGTATTACCTGGAAAGTGCCAGTTAGTTGCGGACAATAAAGTGTTTGCTGGGTCAACATCAGAGATAACATCAGAGAACACTAAGAAAGTATTTGCTGTATTTCTTGTTACTGTTTGTACAGATGCAATACCAAAATTCAATTCTGTTGTTTCATATCCAACAGCCGCAATTCTTGATGCTGTTTTGAAACCAGAACCACCCTCATCAATTGCAACTTTGGTAATTGTACCTTTAAATGTCTTTGATACGATTGCAGTTGCAGGTTTTGTTGATACATCAGATGCGACAATAACCGGATCACCAACATTATAACTTGAACCACCATCAATAATATTAATTCTTAATAGTGATGAAATTGTGGTAAAAGAGACATTGATTAAATTATCATCTGGACCAATAACATCGGTTGTTACACCCTCACCAATAGTAAATTCACCAAGTAATGTTTTTGGGCTAACATACAATTCTAAAATTGTTTTATTGTTAACCACATTCTTAGAAACTTTTTCTACTGTTGCCGTTGCATTAGATTCAACACCTGTGATTTTTCTATTCACAAAGATTGATTTATTTAAAGTTTCAGCATATCCAACTTTAATTGATGCACCATTTGCCGGTGCAGTATTGAATACCAATTTTTGTGATTCTTTTCTAATCCCGTATCCAGTTGTCTGTAAAACATTGTTTACATATACAGACACATCTCCTATACCCAATTTATCTAAAATATAAAAAGTTTTTGTTGTTCCGTCACCAATATAATTTGAGTAAATTTCAGTTGATACTTTTACTGCATTTTCAATTTCCCATTTACCATCAGATGCACGGAGAACATTGTTTTTTGGATAGTTAATTTCAAGCTCACCACCAAACAACATTCTGAATAGTAACTTGAATGACTTTTCAGAACCTTTTGAAAGATAAAGAGGCAATACATTTTTAATCAATAGCGCTTTGTCTATTGTTGTTTCTTTTGGTAAAAATGTAGCATATGAATTTAAAAACTGTTCTTCAAATTCATCTATAGAACTATCAACATCAGAAATATATTTTAATTCTTTTGATTTGGTAGTTAAATCATTTTTTTGAGTGCCTTGTTTATTTTCCAAAAACTCATAATATGCTTCCAAAAATGAAATGAAAACAGGATACTCTTCCCGAACGAATTCAGGAACTTGTTTGTTAATTAACAGCGATACTTTATTATCAGTCATTACACTTCAGATAAATCAGTTGTTATGGAAGCAGGATCAGTTTCATCAATTGTAATGATGGTATCTCTTGATGAAGTAATGATACCTCTTTCAGATTCAATACTAATTCTCATCAAATTATCTGGTGTTGAAATCGAATTAACATTCAAATCTTTTAATGTAATCAAACCAGTTGTATAGTTGATTGTTCCAGCTTCTGCATTGATAATTTTTTTCTCTGCATTTTCATCATAGTAATATGTTCTAAGTGTACCAAATCTACCATCAAGAATTGCAATCGCAGATGCACCATAACCACCACCGCCTGTGATTGATACTAATGCTCTGGTATAATTGATACCTCGGTTAGTAACTACAATATTTGTTATCTTACCATTTGTAAGAACAGCGGTTGCAATCGCACCAACACCATCACCAGTGATTGTAACTGTTGGCTCAGATGTATAACCAGTGCCTGCATTTGTTACTTGAATTTCAGAAATGCCTGTAAATGATTCTGGTGTCTCTTCAATCTGTGCGGTTCTTAAAACACCAACTGTATCATAAATGGTAAATTCAGAAGTAGTCAACTTGTTTGTTGATGTGCCTCTATGCAATAAAGCATTATAGTCAACTTCATATGTTGTTGATTGTCCTAATTTTAATGCAAATTTTTTTTCTAATCTTAAAATTGTTTCAGAACCAGCAATCGTATTTGTATCAACACCATCAATTGTTTCTTGTAATTTAGAAAGAATAAAAGTAGAATTAAACTTATTCAAATAAGTGTTTGAGTAGTTAATAATTGCATTTCTGATTGAATTTTTAATAGCATTAGTTGAACTAGTCGTTTTTGTTTTATCATACTTAACTGTATTTTTAACCAATAGATACAAATATTTTGCATCTCTAATTTGTGCGCTTACGGCAACAATTGCTTTTGGTTTAATAATCTCATCAATGATTCTTTGTTTTTCTGTCTCTGAAATATAATAATTTAATTTTGGTTTTAATGCAATATAAACTTTACCATAAGATGGTGGAGTTTCATCTTCACCTCCCCATACAGATAGTGAATCAACATTTGGATAGTTTTTCTTTATATAAGATTCATAATCTTTAAATGTTACCAACCTGTTTTGTGAAGAGAATTGTGAAGCTGCACTAAATTTAATTTCATCGATTGTCTCTCTGGCAGAACCGCCTGCAGCCGCAGAACTTGTTGTGACCGTAATTTGAGTGAGACCATTAATAGAAGAGTTTGGAACAAAATTGTCCGCTTTGTTTGCTTCGGCACCTTTTGTTATCAAATAACTAACACTAATTATCGCACCATCTTCAAGTGCTTTGCCTATTGTGCCATCACTAAAATAAATTTTGTAATTTCCATTCTTATCTTCTTGTAAGAAAAATACAGAAGATGTGACAGTAACATCCAAAATGTCTGTTGCTAAATTATATACTTCAGTAAATGTGTTACCTGAATTTGGTGTTACAGAGACTTTAATTGTACTGGTATCAATACCACTATCTGGCAAGATGAATGTCGCTTTTGGATTTGAATTTTGATTGTATGTAAATTGATATGTGTTTAAAAAACCTTCATATATTTGTAAGTCCTCAAAATAAAATGTTGAACCTGATTTTGTTGCAACAGCGTCTTGCAACACAACAAAATTGTATGAAGTATAATCAACTAATGATGAACTAAAACTATAGCCTCTTGGAATAGTAACTATATCTGGAGTTGTGTTACCACTATCAACAGTAACATTAATTGTTGCCATTGGTGCAGTAGTTGAGTATGGTGTATATCCCAAAGTCTTCGCATGAGAAACTACAGAGTCTCTTAAAATGGCAGTATCTAAAAACGATTCATTTGCCACCATATTCAAGTAGTATGAATTATAGTGAGTGTTATAAGCAAGAATATCCAATAAAACAGACAGACCAGAACCTTCAAAATCGTAATCTTGAAATGTGTTTTGTTGTTTTAGATAACTCTTTAGATTTTGTTTGATTTGGTCAAAATCAAGGTCTGAAATTTGTAAACGAGCGTTAGCCATCTTTATCTAATCCGTTCTAGGAAGAAATTAATTGTTATTGGATTTGTTCTATTGGCAACAAAAAATTCCATATAAACTTTAAATCCATTATTATCATAGTCTGGAGAAACATTCAACCTAGAGATGTTTGCTCTTGGTTCATAATTCTTAATAGTCTGTTCAATTTCTTTTTCTAATGTTGTTGCCGTAATAGTGTCCATGTTTTCAAACAAAAGGCGGCGAACATTACTACCAATATCTGGTTGAAATGGTCTCTCATAATGATTTGTCAGAATAAGATTCTTAATAGAGTTCACAACCGCTGTCTCATTCGTATAGCGATTGATATCTTTTTTGACAGGATGTATAGTGAAATTCAAGTCCAAATCACTATAAGCTGCGACTATGTTTGTGGTTACGGTTGCCATCTTCTATTTATGAGTTAATTCTGGTAAGAATCTTACTTGTGCCTGTATAGTTATTAACTAAATTTGTTTCTGATTCACCCATATTTGAAAATTGTCTTGTTTTTTGATAGTCGGAAACCATGGTTTTCATATTAGTAAAAAATGTTTCATCATGCGTTCTACGGGTATCGAAAAATGTAAGAATTTCATTGATACCAATATTAATTGTATTTGCTTGAGTTGAGGTCAATGTAGACTTAGTGTTTGGACCTGAAATGTAAATACTTGAATTTACTGTAGTTTTATATGTTGTCAAAGTATTAGAATATGTATTGGCTTCTGGTCCAGTAAACAAACTTGTTTGAGCACCATACATGATAGATGTGTTACTAATTCCGTCTGTTTGATAAATGACATACATTAGAAGTTTACTGTAACCCTTAATTGTATCTTTAAATGGTTTTGTTGAAGCAATACTAGAACCGGCTTCTGTGATGTAATCAGAATACGAAGTCACACCAGAAACTCTATCTGTGTGGTCTTTAAAAGCATTCATTGTTGAAATCAAATTATTCGCTGCATTTGCAACATTTGCCATTATAGAACTAACACCAGCATTATCATAAAGCTCAATAGTGCTTGTAAGATTCATAATTTGATTTGCTGTTGTAGCAATAGTGGTCGATATTGTACCTAGAGGATTTTGGTTGTATCCACCAACATTACTGTCTGCAATATCTTGTGTTTGCCAGTCTTCAATAATTGGTGGAAGAGATTCCAAATGCGATATTGTATCGGCTGAAAAATCAGTCACATCACCATGCGGGTCGCTATAATTGTACCCTAATTTTGAAAATAAAGTTGCCATAATTAAGCGCTCATCATTGGTGCAGTTGTGAGTCCAGTTGGACCTTTTGGTGTTGGGTGAATATGAAAGTCATACAAAATATCATTAATTAAATCTGCACCTAAAATTGAAGTTGATATTCCATTTGTTGCTAATCCAACATTAGTTTTTAAAAAGTTGCCAACTGGTGCATTGACTGAACCTAAAGCAGTTAGAGAGCCAATAATATTGATACAACCAGGAGTTGCAACTGGTGTTGCAGGAGTTGGAATACCCAAACTTAATCCACCAAGTGATGATGTGAATCCATATGGTCCAGCATAAACACCCATGCCAGCATTAACTCTTGATTCGGCAGTAAGAGTATCACAAGTAATAGAACCATTGATATACAAGTCTGACCCCAAATTTAAACTCTGTGCAGCAGATAGTCTTAATGCACCGCCAAATTTTTCATTTGCACTAATACCAACATCTGCATCACCTAAAATAGAAATGTCTTTAACACCACGAACATTCATCTTTCCTTTAACAGCAAGATTGTAGTCACCATTAACTTCTTGGTTAAAGTCACCATCTACTTGCATATTGCAATCACCTTTGACTACAATATTACAAACACCAGTAACATAAACATTTTTTTTGCCTATTGTAATATCAAAATTTTCACCAAATACTTTTACAACTTGGTCTCCATTTGGATGCATTTCGATGAAGTTTTTAGATTTACCATGTTGTATACGAACTCGTTCTCTACCAGGAGTATCATCTAATTGAACTGAATGTCCAGATTCACTATCAAAAATTTGATTGTGTGGATATAATGGTGGATGATCCGGATCCGCAGGAGAAGGAGGTTCAGTAAATAAATTTGTCGATGGATTGGATGCTAGAGCAGCACTTATCGTTGCATATGCCTTATCGTAATCACTTGTTGCCATAATATTTCCTAAGGTGTAGATTTCTTCAAAAAGTCTGGATCAGCTGGAACTTCTAGTGCAGATGGAACAGAACCAGAATATGCAGTAATTGTTTTATTTGCACCTGCAATATCCGATTCACTAACTGGCGCCAATAAACCTACTGTGCCAGAAACTGCAATACCAACTGCTAGACCAGCGGCTGTAGTTGACGCTTTCAATAATTCTTCTGCAGCTTTGGCTGTGTCTTTTATTGCCGCACCTAATTCTGAAAATCCTTTTCCAGAATCAGCTAACGGAACTTCTGCTGATGCTTCTGCCCACACATCAGCAAAAAGACTTGCTATACTCTTTAACAATTTAGTCAAACATTCTTGTAATAGTTTGAGTAGTTTTCCAGGTAAACTTAAAATCCATTGAATAATAGCTCTAATCTTAACAAGGACTGCCAAAACATATTTTTCGAATTCAATAATAGGTTCTATGTATTCTTTAATAACATATCTAATAAATTCTGCCGCAGACTTTAACATGTTAATAGTTTCAGAAAAAGTACCAGATGGATCACTAAAACCCATCAACTGTTGTATTTTTCTAATACCTTCTCTAATCCATTTTGCAATAGCTTTTAGAAACTTCTTTAAACCAATATTCTTTTTTAAATCATTTACAAAATCACAAGAGTGTATCACATTTTTATTTGTGAGTGCAATACTACCAGAAACATCGCCTCGAGCCGCAGGAGTTGATGGATAACTTGGTCCACCAATAATTGGCGCATCAGCTTTAGTTACTGGTGATATATTACTACCGGTACTTAATACTGGTTGTGGAACAATCATTTACTATTCTCCAAATGATATAACCTTAAAATGCCGTCTAATGATTCTCTGTAACAAGCATCCAACTCAGCATGTTTTTTATCCAATACAATATCACTATGACAATGGCAATCAATGTCATCTATTTGTTGTATGAACTCTTCTTTTGTTATCACACCAGCAAGATACTTTTTATGTGCTATAGTAGCTTTCGCTGTTAGTGTGTGCAGGTCTTGTAGTTGTTTACTCATTTCACTTTCATTCCAGGTATCATACCCATCATTACAGGTTGTTGTGCGTTTTCACCATCTAAGAAAAATCCAACAACCCATTCACCAACTTGTGGTGCAGAAAACATTCTTGTTGAGTTGAGTGGATACATTGGATGCGCCCAAGGTAAATCCCCTTTAGGTACTTTTAATTTGTTTGTGTTGTGCCAACCAAATATTCTCACTTGGCATCTTCCAATACCTAATGGGTCAGCTCTATTCTCTATCTCACCAACCCACCAAATAAATCCGTCTTTTCCGGCAAAATTTGTATTTTCCATTATCTGTATTTAGACTGTTGTAAAGAACTATCACTTGCAATAACAACTCCATTATTTGTAGAGTCTGTTGCTAATTCGCAGAATGTTTCATGTTTTTGTGAACTAATAACATGCCTTGTTGCTACAATTAAATATTTACCAGAAATTGATTTGTCATCTTGGTCAGTAGTATCAGGTTTCGTTGCAAATGCAGGAACTTTAACATCCAAAACAAAACCAGAAGTTATTGCAAAGTTTCCAGGCAATGCAACAGTCATTTTTCTTTGTAACAAATTATGTAATATCGCTTTTCTTTGTGGGATATACTTATGCGTATCATCAATCAACAAAGATTTAGCAGTATCATTACTCTTCACATATGTTTGAGAATTTCTATACAACTGAAATGGATATAAAGCAACTTTGGAAAATGGCATCAATCCAGCATCTTTTCCTTCTCTGTTTGGGGAAACAAAGACATTTGGTTTAGCATTTAAATGAGTTCCACTAAAATGATTCTTAATACCCAAGTCCGATTCAACAACAGTTCTTGTTAACACATCAAATCCAATAAAACGATTTGAATAGAAACCATTTCTTGTATTTTCTAATATATCAAAAGAGGTACTAATGTTATAATCTCTTACACCAAAAAATTCACCAGCAACATTATCAGATACATTCTTTGGTGAAAAATTAATTGCAAAAAGAGGTTTTATAGAAAACAATTTATTTAATGATACAAAATTAAAACCATATTGATTTTCAAAAAATAAAAAATCAGCTAAATTGTTATCACTAACAGACCTTTTTGCCAACCAATTCATAGAATCAATTGGTGATAATAACGGCACAACAGAATTGTGGATGCCTTTAGTCTTTTCAATTATTGCTATCTTATCATTAGGAACTTTTAAATAATCTTTGAGAACAGAAGTTGCAATATCGGAATAAACACCATTGTATGCTTGATTAACTTTTTGTTGCTCAGAATAAATTAATTCTTCAGATGCAAAATGTAAGATGTAAATTTCTGAATTTTGATTTATGTTTTTTCTATCACTAAATTTAAAAATTCTAAAAGTTCTTGTTATGTTAGTGCCTTGACCAGTGCTTGCCTCATTATCTTTAGATATACTAATATCCAAATATTCACTACCATCAAATACTAATTTTTTTGCTAAACCAATAGCGTCTTTGATAACAATATTACCAGACATGCACGGATTCAAAATACTATCAAAGATGTTTATCTCTTCAAAAATAGCACTTAAATCTATAGTTCCGTATTTTGAATTTAGGCCTAATTTTTTAATCCTAAATTGCGTTGTTTGTTTAATATTAACAACTGCCATTATTTAATCACTCTTCTAAACTCTTCTTCTATGTTCGGTACAAATTCTTGTTTTAATAGTTTTATTCTTCGTTTAGATTCATTTAATTCCATCTCATAGTCATAGTATGTTTGTGTTTCTTTTGAAATTTGTATTCTGATTGTATTGCCGTCTGTCAGAGCTATATCATTATTTGTCGCAACAATGTTTGCATAGGTATTTGAATCAACTTCAAACTTATTTGTGACAACAGTATTTGTGCTTAATGTTGTTCTTTTTTCAACTTTATAATATGCATGAGTATGTGATTGTGCCCAATTTGTGCCTGATTGACCAGTATTTGCTTGGTCTTTATATTTCTCATCTATAAAACTAATAAGTGTTCTATAGTCCATTGGCCAATCAAATTGTGGATCGGTAATGTCATTAAACATTAAAACAATCCAATGCCTCTCAGAATCACCATAAAATTTAGCGGCAATAATTTCTGGAGTATCACTATCTTTTATATCATACTCATAACATACAGAGGTGTTATTTTTAAAACTTTCTTCGAATGAAAATCTTGCTGTTATATTCTTAACAGCATCACCAGTTATTGTATCAACTGTATAGAGAGTTTTGGGGAAAAAATTAAAATATTTTGACATGATTTACAATTTAATAGAAGGCATCTTTGCCTAAACTTTGTGCATATGCTATTTCATCTTGTGTTCTGCTGTCAGTTTTAGTACGATTCAAACCATCTTCTCTATCATAAGAAGCCTTTGTTCTAATTTCAGTTTCTTTGAATTGTAATGATACTCTAATTGCAACTGGCATACCGGTACCGCCTCTTGTTGCAGATTGACCAGGAACTTCATACGCAGAGAAACCACTTGGTGCATAATCAACAGTC